ATTTGGAAAATTCTTCATTGGGTCAGGTTGTCCTCCTACTATAGCACAAGCTCGCTTATAATAGTAGTTGTCTGTTGTGCCGTTTTCCTCAAATTTCTCTTTGATGATTGCCCAATTGGATAATTCGTCTGGATGCATGGTAGAAAGAAAGTGTCTACAATGCTATTTAATGTAGCGAGATGCTACACTGATACCAACTATGTTGATATCTTAACGAACATCAAAGTCTAATCGACGAATTTTACGCCTACGTCTTTCTTCTTGGTAGAGAAGTTCTCCTGAAGAGAAATGACTATCAATCTTTCTCTCTACATTATTAGTTACCATTACAACCTTATCTAAATCTTTGGCACCAATTTTATTATCAACCAAACTCATCTGATTGGGACAACCACAGAACTGAATTTTACTGGTGCTTGTTAGTTCTTTTTTACACTCTTTACATCTAATAGTAATCATTGGAAATACTTTGAATTTGACATGGGCGAAGAGGGGATCGAACCCCCGACAACCTCCGTGTAAAGGAGACACTCTACCGCTGAGTTATTCGCCCGTAACATTACACTTATCCGTATGCTATATGGGCGTCACACCCAGTATACTGACAGTTTGTAATGGAGCAAGAGAGTAACCAACTCTCAATCACAGTGTGGTTAGCACCGTCGCGGGCGGACTCATCCCCCGTCACACTCCCCCGGCAGGATTCGAACCTGCGACCAGACGATTAACAGTCGTCGGCTCTACCGCTGAGCTACAGAGGATTGTTGTACTCTTTCTTTGTTTTGAAGTAGAGTTTATAATATCTCTTCTTCATTTCATTAAGAGTATCCATATCATCTTGAAACCCCATATATTTACATAGTTGGGACGACCCTTCCAATTCACTAATCAATCTTAGTATACTGACCGGGTGTCTTTCAAGTCCTCCAAAATCATACTCTGACATAACAAAAACTTGGAGAAAGCGGGTGATCGGGTTCGAACCGACGACATTCAGCTTGGAAGGCTGACGTTCTACCACTGAACTACACCCGCATATAGGTGGGCCTTACACAAGAGAGGAGGTGGTGGTGGTCTCTCTTGATGCCCAGCGACTCAAGTAGGATTCGAACCTACGACCGACTGCTTAGAAGGCAGTTGCTCTATCCTGCTGAGCTATTGAGTCATAGGTAGGGGATTACCCCCTTTCAACACCGTCGTTGTTTTCGACAAAATCATCATACTGCTGTTCTGTGATTTCGTCAAGTGATACGACTTCTAAATCTTCTTTGGGATCGAACCACTCATCAAATTCTGCCATGATTGCCATTTGATCGTAGATTCGTTCAACACCTTTGTCATTGTACTCTTGGACTTTACCAATTGCCCATTCACGAACTTCGGATACAATTTCTTCAGTCTCCACCATAATAATCTTTTCGGAAGTACCTGCTGAGGATGTTACCATTATAGTAGGCAGGTCCTCCTGTGTCAAGGGATTCGGTAAGGACTCCGTTGAGGAAGAGTTGTTTTGTTTCTTCGAAGTTTGTTTTGCCAGGTGTTTTATGTAATGACAGGATAGTTCTACTAAAATTTTGTCTACCCAATCGTTCAATGTCTTCTTTAAGTTCCGGACAAGACCCATAATACTTTTTCCAGTCAGATTCTTTTTTTACTCGGCGTTTCTTTCCTGGAGGTTTTCGATGACTCCAAAAATACTTTCGCCCAATGTACTGTCGTTGGTTTGTGAGATTGGTAATGTTATACACAAAACCATAGTAGTCGTGAACATCGTCACTAGTAAAAGGTCTCTCCAAATAGATCCATGGATTTTCATAATCAATATCGATACTCATCAATAATGTTTAATACCTTATCGAGATATTTATGTGCCATATCTCGATCCCCTTGCCATACGGTATCAGGTTCTTCGTATACATCATTTTTTAATTTGAGTACACGATTTTTTAACTCTTCTTTCTTCAATTCATTCTTAGGCATAGGGGAAACTCATGTCCCCCTATTTAAGCACGATTCAAAGTTGGAATCCACTGAATGTGTCCTTTTTCACATCCTGCTTGATTCCACCTACCACATAAGACTCTACTTCCGTCTCTTGAGGTGCAACCTGAAGACCCTTAGAGGAAATCCAGTGTTGTGTCCAGGGGAGTGGATTATTCTTAGCAGGGATATCATATTGTCTCTTCAGACCTATTGCAACTAAACGACGGTTTGCAATCCACTCAACGTACTGCTGAAGTAGTTTGTCATTCAAACCAATCATAGAACCATCTTTAAACAGATAGTCTGCCCAACGCTTCTCTTCGTTAACAGCGTTAGCAAATAATTTATAAGTCCACTCTTCTTCTTCCTTCATGATTTGTCTCATTTCAGGATCATCACCACTCCTCCATTTGTTTAAAATGTTTTGGGTGATTGCTAGATGCTGATTTTCGTCTCTTGCGATGAGAGAGATAATTTTTGCGGATCCTTCCATGAGTTTAAGTTCACCAAAGGCGAAACTACAAGCAAAGCTAACGTAGAACCTAATACCCTCAAGAACGTTAACGTTTGCAACTGCTCTGTAGAGTTTGCGTTTGACATCTTTAATTTCCCATTTAGATGAAGGTGAATCTCTAAAATCTTGTTGCCACATATTACCATTGCCCCAAGTTTGGGCACTATTGATAAAGTCATCATATGCTCCTGTAACGCTCGCAGCACGTTCTAGGATGCGAGGGTCAGTAACAATCTTGTCGAAGACTTCAGATGGGTCTGCATAGACATTCTTGATGATATATGTGTATGAGCGGCTATGGATCATCTCCATGAACCCCCAGACCTCCATACATGCCTCTAGTTCGGGTAGACTGCAATAAGGTATAAAAGCCATCCCAGGACCACGCCCTTGTATGGAGTCAAGCATAATCTGATACTTGAGGTTGCTTGTATAGATATGCTTTTGTTCTGGACGAAGTGTCTGATAATCTCCACGGTCTTTCTGTAGTGAAACTTCTTCTGGTCTCCAGAAATAACCCAACTGTTGTGTAGTAAGTTTATCAAATACTGGATATTTGTATGAATCATATCTCTGGACTCCCAGAGGTTTACCAAAAAACATCGGTTGTTTCTTAGTATTAACTTGTTCTGTGTTAAAGACTGTCATGCCTTTAACTTTAGTTCCCACTTCTTCCACTGATGATACCTTAAACTGCACAGGATTCACACTCTCCCTCCTCGGTTTGTTCTAATTCGTTTAACAGATTATTTAAATTTGATTTGGGTTCTTCTACTACCTCATCATTTTTCATGTCATGAGTATTCTGGTAGTAGGAGGTTTTCCAACCGTACTTATATGTAGTCAAAAAGTCTTGTGCCATGGTGGACACTGGAACTTCATTATCAGGATACTGTTCTGGATTGTAACTCCAGTTACCAGAAATTGCTTGGTCAAAGAATTTCTGCATTACAGCAACAACATTAATGTAACCACGATTAGAAACCATATCCCAAAGAAGAGTGTAATTATTCTTCAATGTATTGAATTGAGGAACAATCTGCTTAAGAGGTCCTTTCTTCGATTTTTTAATGGACAGGTAGTCTCTAGGTGGTTCGATTCCATTGGTTGCATTTGACACAACGGAACTGCTCTCTGAAGGCATCTGTGCGGACAGAGTGCTGTGTCTGAGTCCGAACTCATTGATAGATGCCCTAAGACCCTCCCAATCATGCTCATACTCCTGAGATGAAATTTCGTCTACATCCTTCTTATATGTATCAATTGGAAGAATACCATCAGCATATTTGGTACGACCAAAGTTTTCACACCATCCTTTCTCCTTAGCAAGTTGATTAGAAGTCTTTAGGAGATAATATTGGAAGGATTCTGATAGTCCATGAACAGCATCCCATGCCTCCTGTGAGTCATAGTTATAACCCAACTTGGCGAGGTAATGTGCCAAACCAATAAATCCTACTCCAAGCGATCTACGTGCCTTTGTAGCGCGTTCTGCTGCTATCACAGGATACTCTTGATAGTCAATTAGTTCTTCAAGACCACGAACAGAA